AAAGCAAATGCGTCACGAAGAGCATTGTATTCTGCATTAATGGGAGCAGCCTTAACAACTGCGCCTGCAATAATGTCTGCTACGGATTGACGGGAGTAGCCTGCCATGTTTTACTCTTCCTCTTTTAGCGCCTATCACCAACACCAAAGGTGATAACTAGACCTTGAATACTGTGTGAAGCGTTTGTGTCGTTAGTCACATACTTGAAAGATACAGACTTACCTGAGCCTGAAATGTTTGTACGTACAACTGGTGCAGGGTTACCGTCAAAGATAGCAGTGCTATCATATAGCGCTTCGTTATAGTACGCTGCAGCACCCTCTGTTGTAAGAGTATAGTTTGTAGGACTCAGTGTGTTAAAGTCTTCGTAGTCATACAAAACAGAGAGAGCAATCTGGTTATCACCTTCAGAACGCAAGTAAGTAGACACAGTGTAGATAATCTTGCGTTGCTCTGGGTCTTGCATGTAGATGAACGGAGTCTGATACAAGCTAAAGATTTCAGTACCATCAAAGGATGTACCACGTTCCTGTCTGTGTACCTTGCCGTTGCTATCACCGTGGATGATATACTCAAACTGACCAATATAACCTGAGTCTGCGCATGTAGCTTCGATACCAAGTATCTGACCAAATTCAAACATATTACCCTGAGGTGTTGGTCTAATACCACCAATAAGACCAATAGATTCACCTGCAGCAAAGAATACTCTAAACTGAGATTTTTCTCTGATAAGCACAGCAGACAAACCATCTAGGTCTTCTTGCAGAACTACTTCAGTAAAGATAGACTGAATGCTGCGGGAGATAGACTCAAGGTTAACGTCACCAATCTTGTTAGTACCACTTACAGGCCGATAACCATCCTGAGACAAGAAGTATACGTCACCGCCAATCTCCACCACACTATCTGTAGCCAAGCAACCCAGATCATCTGTAACTTCTTGCACAACAAAGTCAGCGATGTTGTTACCTACGATCTTGCGGATGTTATTGATACCGAAGACAAACAGTGAGTCACGGAAAGCTTTGATAGCTACAACAGGAAAGCCTACATTAATAACACCAGCGCCATTAGCAGGGCTAAAATCATACTCGCTGTAGGGAGCAGAGAACCACACATTAGTAGGCTCTGTAGCATCGCCCGTAAGAAACATGTGATTTTTAAAGATGTCAGCTACTTTAGGTGCGGTGGGAGCATTAGTATCAGTGATCTGCGTATAAGTTGTACCATTATAGACTGCTGCAGGATTGACACCATCAGTAATGATTACTTCGTCATAACCCCAATTATACTTTTTAAAGCGAACCTTAGTTACGCCAGTCATTGTAGGCGAACCTGCAGTAGTAATTGCTACCCAGTCTCCTGCAGTATCATCCCAATAGTGAAGATAATCAAAGCCAGTAGTAGGCTTACGGGCAGCAAGGATGCCATCATTAACACCGTTAGCAACACATACACCTAAGACACTCCCTGTACCCGGAACTGTACCGTAGTCATTCTGAAAGCCACTAATCCTACGATAGCCACCAGTAACAGCAGGCTCATAGTTAATCATAGCAATAGCAGAGCCGGGTGCGTTCTCACCTTGAGAAAGAACATCCCGGCTAGTGTCAAGTCCACCCTGACAGAAGAGTTTGAATGACGCTAAATTATCTGCCATTTACTGCTACTCTGTTGATAACTGTAGAACGGATAGCCAAATCATCATCTAGCAACACTCTACGCATTGCCTTGATGCCTTCTTCAAAGTTGTTCTGGTGAATAGCTGCACTCTGTTCGTTACTACGGAAGCGCATCATAAACATGACAGCACCGTCTATAATCACATGATCAAAGCGGCTAGGGATTATGCAGGTGTCATTGTACAATGTCAGATCGCTAGGCGAAGACCAGTAGACATACTCTACTTCATACGCTGCGTCAGCAACAGGAGTGACACCAAACTTTTCTTCGTATGTTTGATACACATAGATAGGCGCACCATCACCAGATGCATCCCCTGTATCATCAATACTTCTATGGGTCTGAATGTATTCTTCATAAGAGATAGGCTTCAATACTTTAGGATCATTGTCTTTGGATGCAAGCTTCTTAAGATAGAAGGTATCCCAGTCTACTGTACTCATGTCTGCAGGAAAGTCATACTGTCGTGTGCCTGCAGTAAGTGTCTGTGTGTATGTCTGCTTCAGGAAGGGCCACTCTTGTGCATCCTGAAGAATCATTCTTACAGAGCTATTAACTGCCTCTTTAGCAAGGGCTTGAACGTTACGTACAGAATCAAAGCCATTGCCTGCAGCATCAAGCGTGACTTCATTCATGCGTATCAGTACTTTGTTTACGAGTGTAACGTAAGTAGTTGCCATTAGCGTAGCATCTTTCGTGGTTCTAAGAATGTCTTACGATGCATGTTCTTTAGTGTAACTAGATCGTCTATCACAAGGCATTCTATATGTGTGTAGCCATTGTCTACTGCATACTTGTATCTATTGTTGCCTATCATGCAACGGTACTTCTGTTCGACATTCTCTGGTTGTGGCCTACGGTCAAACGGATGTGTGTTAGTCTTGAAGCCTTCTTCAGTAGATAACAAGATAGGGTTTAGCATACCCTTCAACGCTAAAGACTTCTGGAAGGTATTCTGAAAGTTACTATCACGTAGATTATCGTTTAAGCTGTAGATATCTTCTAGCGGTACGATAATGCTATCAGGATACTTGTTTTGAGCCTTTAGGACTTGCACGGAAGTTTGTCTCTATTCTGCCAATCTCTATGTTCGATAGATCAAAGTATTGACTAAACAAGTCTATCCACCATTGCCCGTCTTTAACTATCTTGTGTGCGTTAGAGCCATCTGATAGTAACGTGATAGCATCCTTGGTAGAGATATTAAAGAAGCCACCCTTGAGCATCAAACTCTGTAAGTGTAGCATAACATTATCAAGCAGATCAAGCTCAATGTGTTCCATGACATCGCAGCATACAATGTAGTCTGCAGGTTCTGGTAGTGTGTCTTTACCTTCGATGCCGGGATCATATTCTCTTACATCATAGTGCGGCTTATGCGTATTCATATAAACCTTGAACTTACCATTAGCACAACCGTAGTCTAGGATTGTAGTAACGTCTTTAGCCTTCATGTCAGCTTCGTACTTAGGAAGCTTGTCTACACTATGCCCACCACCCCACGTATCGTTTAGTTGGGCGTGGGTCTGCTTGAGTACAGACTTATATGTTTGGCTTACAAGGTTCATATGGATAAGCAAAGAAGGGCCAGCCGAAGCCAGCCCTCCTAGTGTGACAATTATGCCACGTTGTACTTTGCAGATACGAGTGCTTCAGGGCGCAGAATCTTGCGACCATAGAGGTGCATACCACGCACGATGTCAGCAAACGAATCAGGGTCACGGTACGATTCAACTTTGTTGATCTGCTCAGCAGTTGCAACAGCAGAGTCATGACCTGCAACAATAACACCGTAGTTAGTGTTCTGGTTAGCAGTACCTGCAGTACCAGCACCAGTACCAACCGAAGGAAGGTTGTTGGAGGTGTATACACGGAAGCCGTGCAAGTTGTTCAGTACCAAGCCGTTCATGAGGCCAGTGCCACCGAAGTCAGCATTCAGGACACGAGAATCTTCGTCCTTCAGCATCTCGATGAAGATTGGGTCAAGAACGATCCAGCGACCACGAGTGTCAACGTTCTGGATGTCGAGCAAGCGGCCCATACGTGCAATGATTTGCAATGGGGTAGCTGCAACAGACGAAACAGAAGTCGCACCGGGCAGACGAGGAGCAACAGGGATCGAATGATCATCAGCACCAGAAGTAGTGATGTTCGAGAAGTCACCCTTGTTCAGCTTGTTAGCTGCAAGCAGTTCGTCAGAACCAGCAGAAGAGTCAGCTTTAGTGCCAGACACAGTATCGTTAACAGTGTCAGCAACTTCGTCTTCAGTTGGCGAACCTGCAGTTGCAGGAGTCAGCTTGTAGCCAGACAGGTAGCCAAGAACTTCCTTGTCCATCTGATCAGCCAAACGATAGGCTGCACGATCAGTTGCCAAGTTCATGAAGTCGATGTGGCTGTGTGCTTCTTCGATGTCATCCAGTTTGAATGCGAAGTAGTTAGCTTTATCGACAACAAGTTGGAAGTCGGTGTCTACCAAGTCCTGAGTAGCAACAGTCGTGCCACGAGCGTACTCGTTGACAGTTACTTCAGGCTCTTTCATGATGCGAACAGTGTCGCCCTGATTAGCAATCTCACCAAAGTAGTCGTTGTTGGTGATTGCGTTTGCAACAGCAGACTTGCGGAATGCAAGTTGTACCTGCTTAGAATAGATTACTGGCGAGAAGTTGCCGTTTGGCAAGTTGCCGTAACCAGATACGGAAGCGAAAGCCATAGTTAAGTTCCTCCTATAGATATGGCTATAAAGTAATGAAGACAGTCATATCCACGAAAGAGGCCAATCGTAGTAGGGTGGTCAGCTTGCTACGCAGTTGGCCTACCTTGTAGCGCTGGGCCTACACTCATGGGTGAGTCTTTGCGGCTTTGTCTTGGATTAGACACACAAACTTAGATATACTAAGTGTTGTATGCATATAGTTATACTTACGAATTGGGCCTTGTCAAGTATTATTTTCTACCTGACACATCGTAAATAAACTTTCCGCTCCTAATAGCGTCCATGATTGCATCTGCATTCTTCTCGTATTCCTTCGTGGACATCTTGTTTACTTGGGATTCACGGAAGAAAGATTTGCTATCGTCTGCTTCAGGAGTGTTGCGGGTCTTGGCATTAACAGAAGAGGCTGCAGCTTTATCGCTGGAGGTAGTCTTCTGCTTAGCAATACCTTTATCCGCTTTATACAAGTCAATAACACGAGCTACCGATCTTGCATCGTCAACGTTCTCATAGAGAGCGTCTTGTACCCACTTAGGCTGTGACTCAGCCCATTCGTGGAACTCGTCTGCTGCACGAATCTCAGCAAAGTCTGGATGCAGACTCATGAGTTCGGCTTCAGCTTTATCTTTCTTAGCTTGGATACGTAGCTCTTCAATCTCTTTGAGTCGCTTATCCAAGTCACTTGAACGTTCACTAGCTTTCTTGTCAGCAATAGCTTCAACAATAGCTGCAACGTCAGGATACTTCTTAGCCCAAGCAGCAATCTCTTCTTCAGACTTAGGCAATACAAGTTCATTCTTAGCAGACTTATCAAGCTGTGCTTTGATCTTCTCTAGCTCAAGCTTGTACTCTTGCTCTTTCTCTTGCATGTGCCTACGAAGATCGCCATAGCGTTTCTTGAAGGACTCTTCTTCCTTGCTTAGCTTTGGCTCTTCCGCTTTATTGCTTTCTTTAGGTTCTTCATTGGTGTCTTCTTGGGTGACACGCTGTTCTTGCGTAGCTTCTTGAGCGGGTTCCTGCTCTCCACTATCGGTATCCACTTCATCAGTTTCTCCACGAGCTTGTGCCATAAGTTTACGAAGTTCTTCTTCTTCACGTTTGACCCTCGCTGCGTTACGTACATGAGATGCGGAATCGACAGACATTGCTGCTTCACTAGACATAGTTTAGTTCCTTATGTTGGGGCCTGCGGGATTGCAGGGTAGCCTTATAGTTATTGTTTAGTCTTGGTAGATCAGCCTCTTAGAAACTCTGGCTCTACTTGTGTTTGCTGTGCTTCTGTTTGTAGCTCTGTTACAAGTCCAGCCATCTCTGGGCCTAGAATAAATGCTACAAGTTGACCTGTGTCTGTGTTGATGAAGTTACGTACTAAACGTTTCTGTTCTTCATCAAGAGAACCATAACGTTCTACGACACCTCTATAAAATTCATCCATGATACTATCCTATTATTTAGACAAACGACCCACAATGTAGCAGATTGGCTCAAGTACTGCACGATAGATACGTCCTACAGTATCACGCTTCTTGCCTTGCATCTCTGCACGAAGATCAGCAGTACGATGCCGTGCAATGTTCTCCAAGACTTTACGAAGAAGCATATTGTTATTATCACCTCTGTTGTATGCTCTGTCTACAAGAGGCAAGAATATCTTATGATAACCTTTTTCATGATGCTTTGTCAAGTTCTTTTCTGAGTAGCGTAGCCAAATAGCTTGACGATAAGAGCCGAAACCGTAGCTAGCATTCATAGCGGTACAAACGATTTTACCGCCACCTCCACCGCCAGAGTCGCCCCCGCCGCCGCCAGAAGAGCTAGATGAAGAAGTTCTATCTGCGGCTCTGCCAGACCAACCTGTGCCTGCTACCTGACCTGCATCATTGAATCGTGCATTAGGATCGCTACTTACTCTGCCTGTGTTAGGATTGACATTGGTAGTACCATCGCTGAAAGTTCTAGCGCCTGTAGAGCCACGTGAAGATGAAGTAACAGGCCCACTATCACTGCCAGAACCTAAGTTGGATGGTCTAGGTGTAGGCGCTCTGCTTGCAGTAGGAGCAGCACTTACAGTAGGTGTTTGGCCCCTACTTCTGTCAAACAACCCTACGCCATCATCACGGTCACGCCAGTTAGGAATGCCATCACCATCTCTGTCACCAGTCAAGCCTGTAGTCTGTACGCCACGTGCTGTAGGTACAGGAGAGCTAGTAGGTGCAGCAGAGCCAGTCCTGATATAACCACCTGTAGCAGGATTATATGTCATACCTGTAGGTGCAGTTCTCTGCATCTCTGTTGCAAATGCATCGTCTGACTGAAACCTATCTCTAGTCAATGCATATTCACGAGGAGTGTCTACACTACGAATTGCTTCTGCTGCTTCACGTGTCGCTCTCTCTACTGCTCTTTCAGCAAACGTTTTAGACAGACCGGATAGCTCACCCATCTTTGTAGTAATAGCATTATCTAGCTCTGTGGTATCGTAACCCAGTGTACGAGCTACTTGTGCATTAACTGCAGCTTCTGCAATATTGCCTGCCTGCTGAGAAGCCTTACCTAGTTGACCGCCAAGTAGACCACCAAGAGGGCCAAGAACAAGAGAGCCAATAACACCGCCTGCAATTCGACCCATCGTAGTGCTACCTTCAAGAGCGCTTGCACCAGCACCAAGAGGGTCATCCATGTTAATCTTTTCAAGCGCATCGTCAATGTTGTCTAAGCGTCTTTGTGTAGCACTTCTTGTGTCTCTATCTTCATCGCCGCCATCGCTACCGCCAGTTTGAACTGTAGGTGTCTGTACTTGTGATACAGGTTGTGTGCTATAGCCTTTTGAGATAAGATCGTCATACAAAGCTTGCTGTGCAGGTAGCGTAAGATTGACCACTTCACCGTTAGGGCCATATAGCGTTACATTACGTACTGGCGCTACACTAGGCATAGTCTGCCCTGCATTAGGCCCCATGAAGCTATACCCTGCAGCAAATTGAGAAAAGTCTGTAGTTACTTGTCCACCTTCCTGATAACCACGTGGCTCCATAGTGTTGCCAATAGCTACAGGTGCAGGTGAACGATATAGTTTAGTTTGTGCCTCAAAAGGGTCTGTAGCTTGTGTAGATTGATCAGTAACATAACCACCAACAGCCATACCCATGATAGACTCAAGCTCAGCCATCTCGTCAGCAGTTAGCTCAGTGTCATCGCCTTCCATGTCAACAGGCTCACCGCCGATACGACCCTCACGTTCCATACCAGTCAAGCCTTCTTTTGCATCTTCACGCAAGTCTTCGAAGAACCTAACACCATAGTAACGGACAACATCAGCAGGTACAACATACTCGCCTTCACTAAGCTGTGCAGGAATATCGTCACGCACTTCTTCAGACATTGAGCCAGAGGGTACTTCGTTACCACTTACAGGATCACGATCAAGCCCGTCATCTGCCATACCACCTTCCTCAAAGAGGAAAGACATTTGCTTATCCTTATCCATTAACTTTTTCCCTTAGATACTTCAATCTACGCAAGGCTTGAATGCTACCCTGCGTTCTGTACATCTCTACTGCTTCGTTGCTTTGCTCAAGGTTCTTATGAAGAATACTAATCTGATCATCTACAAACTCACAGAATGCATCCCACTCAGCCTTGTTATTGACGAATGACTTAAGCGACATTGCCAGAGAACCCTTGCTCACCCGGTGCTGGTGCTATGCCTGTACCCATAGTGCCTCCACCTGCGCCTGTGCTGTCCATAGGGTTAGCTCCTGCAGGTGCTTGGGGTTCACCCCCTTCTGGCCCCATAGGAGCGCCCTGTGGTGCTTGCTGTGGCTGCTGGAAGCCTTTCATGATCTCAGCTTGGATAG